TTAAATTTAAGTGAGAGTTAATAGGAGATAATATGTGGGGATTAGTAGAATCAGGATCAATTACAAAAATAATTAATAAACCAAAAAGTTTAGTTATTGGTGATGTTCGTCATTCAAGAAAAATATTTGAATTATGGAGTAAGTCAGAACTAGAAGCTATTGGAATTTATGAAATAGAATTTGATGATTCAAATAAAAAAGATGAGCAATGGTATACCAATACCAATCAATCATTTGCTTTTGCTGGTGGAAAAATTACAGCAAGCTATGGTTCAGCTACAGCTAAAGCACATGCAGATACTTTATTTTCAGCACAAGATGAAACAGATGGATTAGGCACTGAAGGA